ATGAGCATCAGTCAAGCTGATAAAGAATTTCTACTGAATAACATTACTAAGACTAGAGAAAAGTTAAGTCTTTACACTATTAAAGCACAGCTTGACTTTACATTACCTACACCAAAAGAAATATATGAATATCTAGATGACTATGTTATAAGTCAAGATAGAGCAAAGAAAATACTTTCTGTTGGTGCACATAATCATTATAAGAGATTAATGATATTCAAAGAAGAAGGTTATGATGATAAGAGTAGAATAGAAAAAACTAATCTTATGTTATTAGGACCTACAGGTTCTGGTAAGACTTATCTTGTAAAGAAGCTTGCTGAAATGATGAAGGTTCCTTATTATATTGCTGATGCTAATAATATGACCGCATCAGGTTATGTTGGTAAAGATGTTGAGTCTGTGGTTGATGGTCTATTTCAAAATGCTAGAGGAAACTTTGATGCTGCGGCAACTGGTATAGTATTCATTGATGAGTTTGATAAGATATGTAGTAAGTCAGATGGTGGTGCTGGTAAAAGAAAAGATGTCGGTGGAGAAGCAGTACAACAGGCACTCTTAAAGCTGATTGAAGGTTCTGAGATAGAAATGGAAAGAATGCAAGGATTATCTAAAGTAAGATTTGTAGTTGATACATCTAATATATTGTTTATTGTAGGTGGTGCATTTACTGGTTTAGATGAAATTATACAGAAGAGACTTGGTGAAGATAAAAGAAGCATTGGATTTGGTGCTGCTTTTAAAGAGAAAGAATCATTACAAAATATATTCAATAAGGTACAACCTGAAGATCTAGAAGAATATGGATTTATACCTGAGATTCTTGGTCGTATACCAACTATTGCACCATTACAAGAACTAACAAAAGATAACCTTATTGATATATTAACTAAAGTAAAGAATAATCTTATGGATCAGTATGGTAGATTGTTTGCATACTCTGATCTTGAATTAAAGATAGCTAAAAAAGGTTTAGAACATATAGCTGCAAAAGCAATTGATCGTGGTGTTGGTGCAAGAGGATTAAAATCCTTGCTTGAAATGGTATTATTAGAATATATGTTTAATTTAGAATCGGCTGTGCTCGATGAGAAAGATGTTAAGAAGATTATAGATGAAGTTTCAACATGATTTTATTGATGTTCCAAAGCTTGAACAAGTTACGGAACCAGACAGACGATATTACAATACACCGGATGGAAATAAATATCCATCTATAACAACAGTACTTGGTCGTACTAAGGATATGACCAAATTAATGGAGTGGAAGAAAAGAGTTGGTGAGAAAGAAGCAAACAGAATCAGCAATGCAGCTACACGGCATGGTACTAACTTTCATAAAGAATGTGAACAATATCTTCTTAACGAAGATTTCAAACAGTCTTTATTATTTAGAGCCATACGTCCTACCCTTGACAGGATATCTACTGTTAAGTGTCTAGAGCAAGCGGTTTATAGCGACAGATTAGGTGTTGCTGGTACCGTAGATTGTATTGCAGAAATGGATGGTGAAATATCTGTTATTGATTTTAAGACTTCAAAGAAACCTAAAAATGAAGATTGGATTTCTGATTACTTTATTCAAGCAGCTTTTTATTTTAATGCGTTTTATGAACATACAAAAATTTTACCTAAGAATACTAAAATTATTATCTGCTGTCAAGATGGCAAGATACAAGAATTTACAAAGTCGGCACGAGACAATAAGTATTGGACTGAGCGGCTTAAAACGAGAATTAGCTTATATAAATCAAAACAACAGGAGAGTGAATATGGATAGTTTTATTGGACCATCCGAAGTACAGAAAGTAATGCAAGACATTATTGGATTTAAGAAGAATTCAAAAGTACCAGAGAAAGAACAAATTAGAATTCTACAATTACTTGAGGATTATTACAGAATGAGAAATATGAATGACTTAGATGTTGTTCTATCAAACTTAATTAAATCGGTTCTTGCAAAAGACTACGATGTAATAGATAATCCGGTGATAGAGTAATGCAAATAGGATTAGAAGAAAAAGATACATTACCAAAGCTATCATCTCAGAAAAAACAAATTACTGATAGTGATTTTCAAGCTAAAGTTAAAAACCTACCAAAAGAAATAGAAGAAGTTGTAGCATCAGGTGGTGGTAATTACATTGATGCTGTAGTATATGTCTGTGAAAAATATGGATTAGAAGTAGAAGGCATGAAGTTAATGTTGCCTAAGAATATAAAAGAAAAGATTGAAAAAGATGCTTCTGATTTAAACATGTTAAAATATAAGGTGAATAGCCTTGTCTGATAAGTTTGCAAGATCTATGACCACCTTCTTTCGGTTCATAGCTGATACGTTCTTTGCAAAAAGATATGGACATAGAGCAATTGTATTAGAGACTATTGCAGGTGTTCCAGGTATTGTAGCTGGTGTATGGCTACATATGAAATCATTAAGAAAAATGGAAGCTGGTCTTGGTCCTAAGATAAGAGAGATGATGGCTGAAGCTGAGAATGAAAGAATGCATCTCATGATTTTTATTGATATAGCTAAACCTACATGGTTGGAAAGATGGATAGTATTACTTGCACAAGGTATCTTTCTTGTATTTTACTTTTTTCTATTTGTATTCTTTCCAAAGACAGCACACAGAATGATACATTACTTTGAGAAAGAAGCTGTAATATCTTATACACATTACTTACACATGGTTGATTCTGGACAAGCTGAAAATATTCCAGCAACAAAGCTCGCAAAACAGTACTATAATTTAAAAGATGATTCAACACTCAGAGATATTATTATAAAGATAAGAGCTGATGAAGAGAAACATGCAGAAATAAATTATAGGTATAGTACATGACAAAAAGCGGTTATCTCGCATATTTAAAATATCTAGCATTACAAAGACACTTTACAAGTAATTATGATTACCATAAGTTTGCTGGTAAAGTTAAGGCCTCAACAGATGCATATCAAAAAAGAAATGATATGTTCTCATTTGAAAAGATTACAAAGATAATAAATGCTGAGGATATTGAAGACTTCTATGTATCACATTTTATTACTGATCCTAAATGTTGGATAAAGAACATGAACAAATCCACTTTCGAAGAGTGGACTAATAAGTTAAGAAGAATGCCACAACTATTTAAAGAAGATTTAGAATATATTAAAGAAGTAGGTCCATCAAAGATGTTAGCTGCTTCACACGATTCAATACCATTAATTCATGATAAAGTGCTAAAAGGCGAAATAAATCTTGAATCCGTGGTATTATTAGATAGAATACATTCATATTTGGAGAAGCACGAAAAGATGGTTGATCTACCTTTTGTATGGCCAGACTATATAAAGAAAGTAAAGAACTATAAGCCATTTTTATTAAACAAATTGGAGTATAAATATTATGAGGATATTGCAAGGGATGTTCTTATATCAAGCTAGAATCTTGTTAAACTTAACTGTTACGAACAATCGAAACGACGAAACGGAGGTAAATTATGTCTTTTGATGATTATCTAAAAAACCGCTCAAGCCAATTTGAGCAACTTCAACAATCTTTACAGAAAAATACTGAGAAGAAAAGCTACGATGATGATCGTATCTGGAAACCACGTATGGGAAAAGATGGTACAGGTTATGCTGTAGTTCGATTCTTACCTGGTAAAGATTCCAACAAAACGCCTTGGGTGACTATGTATGATCATGGTTTTCAAGGTCCCACAGGTAAATGGTATATAGAGAACTCTCTTACTACTATCGGTAAACAAGATCCGGTATCTGAACATAACTCAAAGTTATGGAATTCAGGTATTGAAGAGAATAAAGAAATTGCAAGAAAGCAGAAAAGAAGAACTGCTTACTATGCGAATGCTCTTATTCTTAATGATCCTAATGATACCACAAATGAAGGTAAAGTTAAGATATACAAATTTGGTCAAAAAATCTTTGATAAAATTATGTCTGCTATGCAACCTGAATTTGATGATGATCAACCGGTTAATCCATTTGATTTACTCGAAGGTGCAAACTTTAGAATTAAAATTAAAATGGTTGGCGGATATTGGAACTATGACTCTTCTACATTTGAAAAGTCATCAGCTCTATCCGAGTCTGAAGAGAAAATGAAAGCTATCTTTGATGCTCAACACGATGTACATGATCTTGTCGCTGAAGACAAGTTCAAGTCTTATGATGAACTAAAAGAAAAACTTACACTAACTCTTGGTGAGTCTATGGAAACTACAGCTCCTGCAGTAGCTACTAAGACAGCCGAAGTACCAACAGCTGAAACATCTGAAACTAAAAGTGATGACTTTGCTCAAGTATTTGATAGTAAAGATAACACCACTAAGGATGATGATGAAGATCTAGAAGATTACTTCAAGACTCTCGCTGCTGACGCCTAAGTTAAATACTACATGGCGCATTTTGTTATTTGGAATTGTCTGG